ACAGCGGCCCCACCACCGAACGGGATAGCGTTCTGGTAGAGGGTGTTGCGGGCCTGCGTGTCCATGGACTGAGCCATGTGACGACCGAGGAGGCGCGAGGCCGAGGCCATCACGTCATCGAACGAGGCGTTGAGAAGGAGTTCGGTGACGGCGACAGCCTTACCGTGCTCCTTGACGGTGATCTGGATCTGCGAGGCCGAGAGGGCGACCGGCTCCATACGAACACCCTCAGTCAACTCCGACCCAGTCTGGTCGACGCTGAGGTTGTTGTAACGCATGAAGTTGATCGTCAGACCGGGCTGAACGCCCAACTCCGTCTTCTTGACGGCGAACTGCTCAAAGCGAAGCACCGGCATCGCTTGGAACAGGATCTCCTTCGACCAGATCTGCTGAATGGCGGGGGAGAGAGTAGCGTCCGACGAATAGCCGGTCGTGGTGACCGCCGAAAGGTCGGCACCGGTAATCGCTCCACCCTGAGGTGCGGGAAGGGCCATGGTATTTATCCTCCGTAGGATACGTTGTTACTAATATGGGTTAGCGACCTCTAAACGAGGCTTGTGCCAAGAGCCGGTCCCTGATCTGTGCATACTGATCCATCGACATGTTGGCAATGTCTGCCGAGGTCAATGTCTGCTGCTCCGTCATATTCTCCAATGGCCCAATTGGGGTTGATCCCGTCGCCGGGACTCCCCTCAGACGCTGCTGCTGTTGCGGCATAGCCTGTTGGATGTTCTCCACAATAGCAGATGTACGAGCAACAACTGCCGAAATTGCGCTTTCAATTTCATCTTCTGAATTTCCCTTAATGAAGTCCAGAAGTTCCGGCATAATGTTGTCTTGCTCTTCTGCAATGCGGCGTGACTTGTACGACTCAAGTTCTTGGTAGCGACGCTCCTGATCTAGGACCGCCTTCTGAGCCTCAGCCTCCTGCTGGAGTGCGTTGAACTTCTCTTCCCACTCCATTTGGGCTGTGTTAATGCGCTGCTGGAACTCGTCTTCTTTCTTAGACAGAAGTTCCTTAGCAGACATTTCCTCCTCTTCACGGAGGCGACGCTCTTCTGCTTCCTTAGCAGCGGCTTCCTCAGCGAGGCGCTTTTGCTCTTCGCGCTCGTGATTGAAGATCTCAACCTGCTCTTGCAACTTGTTGATCTTGTCGTACAACTTGTCCTTTTCCTGACGACGGATCGCTTCCACTTCGTCCTCGGAGAACATCCGAGCGTTCTTGCTTCGCTGCGTCTCCTGAACAGGGGCCGAGGCCTCCTGCTCAACAGGAGCCGTCACAGGGTTATCAATGGTGACAGAGTCACCGGTTTCATTAACTGCCATTGTTAATACCTCACGTTGTCGTGCTGATATGTCTGAAATAGATTCCCGTTAGTCAGTCCGTGTCAGGCACACGTCTTTGAGCCAAGTTGGCTCCGTATGCCCGCTGCGCCAATTGATTAACTATGTCACCGGAGGGGTTAACCCCCGGCATCACTCCCGATCCCTCTTGTGCGGAACCGGCAGATGTTACGTCAGAGCCGCCTGCACTCTTTGTCTCTGAAGCAGGCTGCGCTCCGTCAGGTGTAACCATACCAGTAATTGCCATCACCGATGCGGCTATCTGAGCATTAATTAGTTCAAGAGCACCTTGGTCCATCGCGTCGTCACGCAACTCTTCGGAGACCTCGGCCATCTTCTCGTTGGGGAACTCTTCGCCAAGGGCGCGGAGAGCACCACGCTTAGACTCCAGACCCATCGCCATCTTCGCCTGCAACTCGTTGAGTTTGATCAACTGGTCGACAGGGAGCGGGTCCGGCCAGTGGATGGAGGTCTGGTACGTATTCGGATCGCGAGGATCAAGCATCTGCAACTGGTCAGGCTCGGGGAACGTAGCCTCGGCGGGATTCCACATAAGAGACTCTGGCTCATGGACGGCCTGCGTACGGATGATCAACTCGTTCAACTGCACGAGACCCTTAGAGAAGTGGGTCCGCTTCATGTGGTAGCGGTTCATCATTGGCTGATACTGAATAGCCAACGCAACACCCGAGGTGTTAGAAATCGGTTGTGTCTTACCGAGAGCAGTCTCAGGCACACCAGTGATCTCGTGCATCGCCTGCTTGATGACCTGTACGTAGTTCAGCGCACCTGCCATCTCACCGCTGGACTCAAGGTTGTACACCCGAGCCTTGTCAGGAAGACCGGCCCACACCTTCTTGGCACCACGCTCCAACTGTGAAGCCTTGGCACCAGTGATGATCGTCACGGGGGCGCTGTGGTAGTTGATGATGTCCGAAATCTCAGTCATCTTCTCGTTCAACTCTCGGTTGAGCGGAATGATGTCCCAGATGTCAGCCTGCCCCCACGGGGACGACGAGATGCTGACGTTAGGGATATGGATGACCGGCACCTTGCCGATGGGGTTCTCATATTGATCAATCAACTCATCGTTGATGTACTGCTCCACCGTCTCATCGGTGAGGATCTCAGTGAAGGTGTAAACCTGACGAGTGCCCTCAGGGCTGGTGCCCCAGAACCGGTATTTCAACTTGAACCTGAGGATGCGATCCCTGTCGTGGGGGTGATACTCGGGGAAGCAGTGGGCGGGGTTCAGCGGAATGATACGGGTACGCCCAGCGTGGACGACTCCGAGAGTGTCCTGCCATGGCTGTTCATACGCCACCTTAACGAAGCAGTCGCCAGTAACACCGGCCAACTGCCCCATCTCCCAGAGCACCTTGCCCTTGTTGTTGTCTACCTCCCACACCTTCTGAAGAACGTGGGGGATGATCGCACCATTGGCCTCGGGGGTCTTGAACTGGACGCCTTTGCCAAAGCAGAAGTTCGTGATGTAGTCCGCCATAGTGCGGACGTAGTTCAACGCGAGATTAGGCTCGCCCATCTCACGACGGTGCGACCAGTGGTGACCGAGATACCAAGCCCAGCAGGCGGCGTAGCGGTTCAGACGGGGACCATGAACCTCAAACTCTTCGTCAGCAAGTTCGACAAGACCGAGGGGGGAGATGGCAACCGTAAGGTCGCTAGAACTCGCTCTATAACTTGGTGACCAAAAATCAACTGGCACTATGTGCTCCCGTCAGACGTACGTACTTAAGAGAATAGCAGACTACTTACTGCTCTTCTTCTTCTTGGAGGCGTTCATGTTATCTACGAGATTCGGATAAGGACGACCAGCCTTCTTGGCTGAGGCCTTAGCCTTAGCCTTCTGTGAAGGGGTCAACTTCTTATCTTTTTTTGTAGGATCTTTCTTCTCCCAAACCTTCTTCTCAGCCATTACTTCTTCCCTCGGTTTCTAGCCCTGTTAGCGCTGGGGTCTTCCTTAACCAACTTCCCGTCCTTGGTGTGGGACAGGTCCTTGCCACCCTTACCGTCCATGCCACGATCACGGCGGGCCTGCTTTAACTCCGTACGCTTCTTGCGCTGCTCAGGCTTCTGGTTGAACTCCTTGTTATAGGCGTCCTTCTTAGCCTTGGCGTCGGGGTTGTTGCGGTAATACTGGGCGCTCTTGCGCGGGGACGCGCTCTTGCGTGGTGCCATTACCACTTCACCTTGTCAGCCCAGTACGCGGCGCTCATTTTGCCTTTGGCGATGTTGGCACCGTGACGGGCCTTGAAGGACGCACGCTTCTTCGTCATCTTTTCAGACTCGCCAGCCTTGGGCTTACCAGCGGTCTTGGCCCCCTGCTCACCGAAGCGGATCAACTTGACCGTGTCGCCTTCCTTAGCCAGCACAGCGTGCGACTTGGTGGCGTGGCCGGGAGTCTTCTTAGGCTTGTTGTACCCCTCAAAGGTGATCCCTCCGCGAGTGTACTTACTGCTCTTGCTGTCTTTCTTCTCAGCCATAACCTCTCCTACAGGGTGGTATTGGTAACTCGTTCGATGAGTTTGTTGTCCTTGGTGTACCCGCCACACCCCTTGCACTGCATGATGCGGTACTTACCGGTACGTGTCATATAGTAGCGGTTTATCACTAGGTCGTCGTGGCCACAGCGTGGGCAAGCGTCCAAATCTCCGTCATATAGACCCTGATGCGGGTGAGTCTTGATCCACGGCAGAAGTCTCTCGTACACCTGCTCAGTCAGCACAACGTCTTGCATGTTGTACTTCTTCATGGTGCGCCACGCCTTCTCCTCGTTCCGCATACAGCCCACCCACAGGTCGAAGCCGTCGTGCTGGAGTTTGGAGCCGATGCCCAACTCAACAGCGACATGCTGAAGTTTGTTGGAGGCGAACTTGAACCGTTGCTTGA